CCTAAGGCTGTTGGAGTAAGTTTACCTTTCTCCGGAACTGCTGTCTTTAATTCAACCTATACAACTGCTGACCAGTTAAAATCGAACCTTATAAACTACTTTATGACCGATCCAGGAGAGAGGTATATGAATCCTAACTTTGGAGCAGGTTTGAGAGCTACAATTTTTGAACAACTAGATCAAAATAACTACGACCTACTGCAAGAAGTTATTGAACAAAATTTACAATCGCAGTTTTCACAAATACAGGTTGAAGATTTACAAATTTTCGGAAACGAAGATAGAAGTATATTAAAAATCGAACTAACATACAGTGTAGCAAAATTTGGAATACAGGAAACCTTAGAACTAACATTATAAAATGTCTATTAATAGAAATATTAACTACTTAAATCGTGATTTTCAAAGTTTTAGAAATGAACTTATAGAATATACTAGAACGTATTTCCCAAATACCTACAGCGATTTTACCCCATCCTCTCCTGGTATGTTATATATGGAACAAGCAGCATATATAGGAGATATACTATCCTTTTATGTAGATAACCAAATTCAGGAGAATTTTTTACAGTATGCTAGAGAAGAGAGCAACCTCTATGAACTAGCTTATATGCTAGGATATAAAACTAAAACAACTTCTGCAGCCACTACAACTATTGACCTATATCAAAGAATCCCCGCTACCGCCGGAGCACCAGACTACAGCTACACTTTAAAAATCCCTATAAACACCACTATTCAAAATTCAAATAATAGTATCTCTTTCCTAACAACTGACGAGGTTGATTTTAGTATTTCAAGCAGTCTAAATCCTACAAGTACAACAGTATACCAAGTAGATGGAGCTGGTAACCCGCAGTCTTATTTATTAAAAAAATCCGTTAAAGCAATATCTGCAACAATAAACACAGTGACATTAACCTTTAATACACCAACCCAGTTTGCAACTGAAACTATAGAAGATGCTGATATTATAGGTATTTTAGATATTACAGACTCTGATGGGAATAGATGGTATGAAGTGGATCACCTAGGGCAAGAGTTGATTTATGACTCTATTAGAAATACAAATGAAAATGATCCTAACTTCTCTACTGATTCCGATGTACCCTACCTGCTGCAAACTAAACAAGTTCAACGTAGGTTCACTTCTAGATTTCTTAATAAAACCACTCTACAACTCCAATTTGGAGCCGGAAATACAGGAGATACTGATGAAGAAATAGTACCAAACCCAAACAATATTGGGATAGGATTACCTTTTGAGAAAGACAAATTGACAACTGCTTTTTCACCTACTAATTTTATATTTACAGACACTTACGGTATTGCACCTTCTAATACTACACTTACTGTAAGGTACCTAACCGGCGGAGGAGTTAGTAGTAATGTAGACGCAAACACCCTAACAAATATAGACACTAGTAACGTAGTATTTAATACCTCAGATACACTAGACCCTACTACTGCAGATACATACTTCGCTAGTTTAGAAGCTACAAATGTAGAGAGAGCAGATGGAGGTAGTGATGGAGACAGTATTGAAGAAATTAGACAAAACACATTAGCTACGTTTCAAAATCAATTAAGAACAGTTACATCTGATGATTATTTAATCCGTGCTCTAAGTATGCCGAGTAGGTACGGTGCTATTTCGAAAGCTTTTGCAGAAGCAGAAAGAATTGAAAATCTATTACCCGGTGAGATTCCATCTTCTACAAACCTTTACGTACTTTCGTACGATAGCAACGGCAAACTAACAACAACATCAGAAACTATTAAACATAACCTAAGAACATATCTATCACAGTATAGAATAGTTAACGATTCAGTAAAGGTAAAAGATGCTTATGTTATAAATCTAGGCGTTAATTTTGAAATAGTAACATATCCAAACTATAACAATAACGATGTAATAGATAGATGTATAGCAGAGTTAATAAGTTTCTTTAGTATAGATAAATGGCAAATTAATGAACCTATATTACTAAAAGATATATTTATACTATTAGATAAGGTAGAGGGTGTTCAAACCGTTAAAACAGTAATATTAAACAACAAAACAGATGACACTCTAGGATACTCTAATTATGCTTATGATATTGAAGGAGCAACAGTTGACAATGTAGTATATCCTTCTTTAGATCCTATGATCTTTGAAGTTAAATTCCCTAATACCGATATTAAAGGAAGAGTAGTTCCTTTATAATTTATATTTATAAACAATGGCAGTATACAAACTCTTTCCAAGCAAAGACGCAACACTTTACAGTGAGTATCCTTCAATGAATACAGGTATCGATGAGATACTTGAAATGAGCACCATCACTGCTGTTAACGGAACAACTCCACAAACCTCAAGAACAATCATCCAGTTCGATTCAACTGAGATGAACAACATTAAAGATAACTTTATAGGGACTGCTTCTTTCGCTGTTGATTTAAAATTAAACATGGCCAAGGTTGAAGGACTAAATCACGATGTCGGTTTAGATGTTTTTTCTTTAGCACTACCTTGGAACAATGGAACCGGTAAATATTTAGATGACCCTCAAACTACTAATGGAGCTTCTTGGAAATTCTCTGATACCTCTGGAAGTATTGAATGGGTCGGTAATATACCAACAGGAGCTACAAGTTCTTATACCGGGTCTAATGTCGGTGGAGGATGCTGGTGGACAGGATCAGATGATTCACTTGCTTTATCTGCAAGTGCAACTTTAGGATACAGAGATGCCGATTTTGATTTAAACTTTAATGTAACAGACATTTTTAAAGCCTGGCATTCTGAAAGCATTAACAATTACGGCTTCATTGTCAAGCAGTCAAGCTCTTTAGAGTTTCTAACAGACACTGCTTATAGAACAGAACTTAAATACTTCTCAGCAGATACCAGTACAATATACCCTCCGGAGTTAATCATTAAATGGGATGATTCAAATTACAACCCAGGAACGGCAGTATCGACTTCTGAAGTAACAGTAAGTTTAAGAAATAATGTAGGAACATATTATTCTGGATCTGTTCAAAGATTTAGAGTAGATGCAAGACCTCAATACCCGACTAGAGTATTTACAACCAGTTCTCTAAATACTACGAACTACTCATTACCAGAAGCAAGTTATTATAGTATTAGAGATTTAGACACAAATGAAGTTGTAATTCCCTTTGATAACACTTATACTAAATTAAGTGCAGACTCTAACGGAAGTTACTTTGATCTTTATATGGCCGGTTTAGAACCAGAGAGGTATTATAAAGTACAAATAAAAACAACTCTTGATAATAGCACCTTAGTATTAGACGATAATTATTATTTTAAAGTTATAAACGGCTAATGGCAGAAAGTATAAACATAATAAAAGAGGTATATAACAAAGAAGAATTTATAAAAACCGTTAATACTACCTTTAGCACTTCTACAACTGAAGAAAGTAATCAAAATATAGATACACCTACAGTAGCAGAATTCTTTAATCAATATAACCAGTTATTCTATCAGATACCGAAAGAAGGTCCTTCAAGCCATACAACTCTAATACAGCAAAGTCAAGAATATGTAGGCGATGAACAAACTAACGATGAGATTGACGCTCTAATACAGGAGATAAATGGACTTAGACAAACAGTTTTAGAGCAACAAGAAACTATTTTTAACCTAACAATTAGCGGAAGCACAAATGGGTAACCCAGTACAAATAAATACTATAGATACTAACACATTTCAGGTTCAGCAAGAATCTGATAAATTAGATATCGTTACGCAGGCTAATGTTAGCTCAACTTTTGATCCAGACTACGACAGTGTAGAGTTGTACATATATGATCCTTCCCAAACATTAACTTTTAAAAACCTAAATTATACCGGCTGGACTATAAATAACAACACAACTATTGTTGATGAAAAATATACTAACTTACTCTTTGATGTAGAAGAAGATAGCAGAATCGCCAACATTGAATCAGGATTAGTTTATTTAATATATAACACAGTAAGAAATGAATTAAATTCTTCTAAAAATCTCCCTTTTTATATTTCAAATATCTCCTCAGATAGATTAGAGGTTACACTAAAAACTAATAATATTGATGATGGAGTACTAAGAGACTTAGTTGAAAATTTTAGTAGAAAAAGGGTAGAAGCGCCTTACTTTGAAGAGTTTTATTTGAACTTTGATAATAATAGAAGAGTAGCTTGTGTTAATATTAGGTATAACACAGAGGAAGACACAGGGGTAGTTGATATTAAACTACTTCAACCTTTACCTGCTACGTTTGATATTCAAGCAATATGCTGGGTTCAAACAAATATAACCGACCCTAAAGGGTATTCAGTTTTATACGAACAGGATACGATAGTAGTAGATACTACAGTTAAGTTAAAAGGCCCAAATACTAATATTACTTTAAATAAACAAAGTACCTCTGTAAATTCAACCACATATAAAAATAAACTAGAGCTAAACCAGACCAACTTAACAGGCTCAAGATCTCAATTAAGTTCTCTACTAGAAGAAAAAGGTATTGAACTAAACATAGATTATACAGATTATACTAACTTTATACATTTTTCATCTGCAACTCAAAGGTTAGAGAACTTCTACTATAAAGTAGCCTTAATAGAAGCCTATCAAAACGATATAAATACTATTACTGGATCAAGCACCCCTACTACTCAACAATCACAAAGTATAGCAGCACTACAAAATAATATAGACCGTATTATAACTAACTTTGACGGTTATGATTATTACCTATATTATGAATCTGGATCCAAAGCCTGGCCTAAAACAAACTCAACCAAACCTTATACCTTAGCTTCAACAGGATCAGCAGAAGTTATAGCCTGGTATGGAACTGAAGGTTTAGACGGAACCGGGCAGTTACAGTCCGCTTCTATATACGATAATGAAAACCAGGATAATTTAGTTTACACTACTCCTGAATTTATAAGAGAAGATTCTGATAATGCCGGGTATGATCTCTTTATAGAGATGATTGGCCAGCACTTTGATAACCTCTACCTTTACACCGAGGCAATAACTCAAAAATATAATGCTGATAATAGACTCGACTTCGGTGTATCAAAAGATCTGGTTGCAGATACTTTAAGATCTTTTGGAGTTAAATTATATGAGAATAACTTCTCAACCGATGATCTTTATACAGCCCTAATAGGATTAACACCCTCAGGATCTACTTTACCATTACCAAATATTTCAACTAATTTCCCGGTAACCGGATCAGGAATTGAATATATTGAAACTATAGTAAGTGCTTCTAATGAAGTTATTCCTTTAGATGATTTAAATAAATCAGTTTATAAAAGACTTTATCACAACTTACCAGCTTTAGTTAAAAAGAAAGGAACTTTAGCAGGTTTAAGGCTTTTGATTAATACTTACGGAATTCCGGATACCATCTTAAGAATTTCTGAATTCGGAGGTAAAGATAAAGATAACTCTAACGATTGGGATTACTGGAAAAACGTCTACAGTAAAAAGTTTGAATTAAACGGTACAGATGATTTTACTTTTACAGAGTGGACATTAAATACAGACTGGAATGCAGAGAATGACCGTCCTGCAGGATTAGCGTTTAGGTTTAAAACAGAAGAAATAACAACTTCTGCTCCGACTAACGTATCACAATCTCTTTGGTGGACCTCAACAGCACCCCCATCATTTACAACAAAATACTCTGCAATTACTTTAGAATATACTGGTTCCG